TACTTTGATGGCAGCGGAGATTCATTGACCGCAGCTAATAATGTCGCGCTTCAACTTGGTTCAACATACACCGCAGAGGCGTGGGTATATCCAACAGCGTATGGCGCGAATTTGCGCGTTTGGACTGATGGTTCAGCAGGCGTCAATAATGTTGATTTGTACGTAACTTCAACAGGTGTAATCGGTGTTGCTGGAGGTTCAGCGACTGTATCTGGATACACTCTTCCTCTAAACTCATGGACGCATATTGCACTTGTCGTAAACGCTGGAGCCTTAGCGATTTACGTAAATGGAACATCACGTACTTTAGCTGGCACAACAACTGGTTACAATTCAAATTCAACATCCACGCGATATTTTGGCTCTTTTTCTTCGGCTGGTTATGATTGGCCCGGTTATATATCTGACATACGTTTTGTAAAAGGTACGGCAGTATATACTGCTACCTTCACGCCACCAACGTCTCCTTTGACTGCAATCAGCGGAACATCAATTCTTCTTAATATGCAAAACGCAGGCATCATCGACAATGCGATGATGACTGACTTGGAGACGGTTGGAAACGCGCAGATCAGCACTGCACAAAGCAAATGGGGTGGCTCTTCAATCCTGTTTGATGGAACTGATGACCGTCTTGTCATGCCGTCATCCGCAACATTCGGCATGGGTGCAGGCGACTTTACAATTGAAGGGTGGTTCTATTACACGGGGTCCGTACCCACAGGCGACAGAGGCTTTCTCCAAATATCAAACGTAGCTGGTGGTCTCAGCACAACATACACGACAGGTATCATTATCTATGTGACAAACGCAGGATCAAAGCTTGGGGTCAATGTCGCTGGAACTTCCATCATAGGTGCTACAACAATCTCAGCTAATACGTGGGTTTACTTCGCTGTTACCCGCGCCAGTGGTACTTGCCGTATTTTTGTGAATGGAACATTAGATGCATCTGGATCAGCGACTGGCAATATGACTGGTACTAATTTGTGCGTTGGCGGCTACTACAGCACCGCTTACCTTTGGATTGGCTATTTGGATGACATCCGCATCACCAGAGGTTATGCCCGCTATACAGCAACGTTTACGCCCCCGACAGAGGCTTTCCCAACTCTGTAAGCAAGCAATCTGTATGTTCTAGCCATGCAGGTGTGATACGCCCAATCGTGTCACGCCAATATGTCTCAAAGACATGGACGGCATGGGAGTCTCTGATCTTCTGCTGCGCTTGTGACTTCAAGGATGGCTCGAACAACCAAGGCTGGGATAGGTCTAATGGGCAGCAGAAGGTATGTGGCAATATCGTGCAGCTATCATTCAGATATGGATTATTTGCCATTTTGGCTGGGACTACAACCCCGCCATAGGCCCACGTATTAGATTGCACGGCTTCAGGCATTCGCCGTAGCCATTCTGCCACAAACAGATTGTCAGGTGGCGACATCATCAGCGCATTGCTGATAGACCGGCGATCTTCCGTCTCCCATGACATTACCAGCCTTTTCTCAGAAAGAAACTCAGTCAAAGGTTTCTGTAGAAGGATGTCGGTGTCCATGTAGATGCCGCCATGCTCCGACAGTATTTGAAGGCGCATAACATCAGCTATGTATTGCGGATATGCGATTTCAACGCCTTCAAGATGAGTTGGTAGATCAGTGACCATCAGGGTCACCATGGCGCGGACGTCACCAGGTATGCGGGCCTCGTCATTAGTCCAAATATAGATGCTGCCATGATGATGGTGCTTGCAGGCTAGCGTAACGGCTAGCGTATTGATGAATGACCAAGGCCGGGTCTTATCCGTCACCGGATAGATCATATGGATTGAATTGGGTATCATTTGTTGACCTTTAGAAACGGCTGAGTGCCAAAGCAGAGATATCGCTCGCCCGTCTTCTCGTCTTCGCGGCATTCAAGATAGATGCGATCACGATGCATAGGATTGGGTGTATAGACCATGTCCCCATCGCCATCTTCGTAGCAGAATCCATACGGGCGATCTTCTTCTCGCCGGCGCAGCCATCCATATGTCCAGTGCCAGCCATGGGATATGACTTTATCTGTCATGGACCTTTCTCCCCATCGTGACATTGTTGTCAGCCCGGACATCCTGATTGCGCCAAGACCAGCACTCGCCGCTGTCTTGGAACACAACCCAGATCAGATCATGCTCTGGCCCGTAGTCAATGAGAACCTGAGCCAAGCCCTTGCCGTCAGGTGTGACTACAGGGATCGGGGGGTTAAGCTGTAGCAGCATTGCGGCTAGCCTTGTTCTTGGCAACAGACATTGGCACATAGCAAAGCCTGTGATGCTCTTCGCAATAGCTGCTGTTTGGCCGCTTCTGGTGATTGCAGAACATGAAGTCTTTAGCCACCCCGCCAGAGACAACGTAGCGGCACGACTGCGGCGACAGTGACATAAACTTCACCGGCTCTGTCAGGGGTGGTGGCGGCGGCAAATTGTCGAGGAAGTTGATCAGCGGGAGTTCCTGCTTCACAACCTGGCGCGGCTTTCCCTTGCCAAGGGCGATCTTCCTATTAGCGATCCGCACCTGTTCCTTGATGGCTGCATTGCGGGTCTTGGTGCTTTTGTACCCAATGATCCCAGACTGCCGCCAACGATGCAGCTTGCCCATGATGGCATTGCGGGTGTGATAGGTCTTCTTGGCGATCTGGCCGCCTGTCAGGCCCTGTTCCCACAGTCTCAGGATTTCTTGATCATCATCTGACAGTTTCTTCATGCGAACCCCCGGTGGTTGGTTAGGTGGGGACCGTACCGACAGCCCCCACCCACTCACTCTACGCAACGCAACGCTTACTGATCCTGTGAGCCTTCAGGGGGCTGCACCGGCGCAAACTTGCGGGCAAGAGCCGCAATCTCTTCTTCTTCCGCTGTCGTGGTCTGGATGCCAGCGAACTGCGCGGCAAATGCCATGTAATTGACCCCATCCACATAGTTATCCGCATGGCGGGGATTGCTAGCGACCCGTGCCATCTTGGTGGCTACGTGAATCATGGCAACATCATAAGGCGTGACAACGCGATCCAGCATCACGGTCGCGATGCGGGAAATGCGATCAAACACCATATCTTCCTGGCCGTATTGGCCCGCGCGGTCCCGAAGAGTGTTGACGGCTGAACTGAGTACGTCCTTGTGGTTCATCATAGTCGTTCTCCTGTGTATCAAAGTCGATGTATTCGGCTACTTTGCCGATATGATGGGTGTTGAGTATCGCATCGTCTCTATCTTCCCATGTAACCTCCTTGGTATACGGGTGTTTGCGCTTGTACCATGTTCTGACAACGATGAATTCTTCGCGGTTGATTGCCTTACAGAACTGATCCAAGCTTTCGCTGTTATGATCGACAATCATCTGGTGAACAGGGTCGCCACGCGAATTTGCCATGTTCATGGTTAACAGAAATCTCACGGTTCTCTCCTGACGATGGTTCCATCCATCTTGCGCTTAAACTTTGAATGCCGACTACCCGGTAAAGGGTTTTTAGATTTTAGTTTAGCGCCTATGTGACGTTGATGGATGCGTTTTACTTTGGCGATCAGGGGAGCATCGACAGTTGCAGTATGATGGCGGTGGCACTTGCGATGAGCAACCAGCCAATTACTGTCATCATCTTTTCCGCCAGCCTCCAAAGGGATTTCGTGGCTAACATCCCATTCTTCTCCCGGCACGACCTTCATCTGGCACATGTGGCATACCCCGCCATGGCGCATGAAAATGTCGGCTCTCATCTTTGCTGTGATACGGACCCGCTTCATTGCATTTTGCCCATAGGTATCACATCGGTGTCTATATCGTATGCCATCACGACAGCATCTTGAAGCACCTCTAGCAATACCGGGACGGCCTCCTCCAGTTCCAAATCCTGCACGACATCAGCAAGGAGCATGGAAATGGCGTTAAGAATATCCCCTTTTTCGTGGGTGTCGCAAATGTCGCCCATTTCTTCTGCGAGTTTTGCGGCTTGAGCTGTAAATTCTGTATCTTCAGTCATTGTGGCTTTATCCCATTGTCAGGTGTGATTGTGGAACGAAATACGCAGGACGACCAGTTTTTGGATCGGTCCAATATTTATCTTGTTTGGCGTCTTTGCCCATCATGTATCCATGTATTGTGTAAACGCCATTTTTGCCTGTTACAAGCCAGTATTGCCGATCATCATGATCATCTTTATGAACGATCAGTCGCGCATCGGGTCTCTGGCTTGCACGCACTTCGCAATCACCTACATCCGGCTGTGAGCGTGCGCGTTTACACCAGAACACATTAGTGTATTTCGCTAGCGCACACTCAGTTAACGCGCTTTCGATATGCTTCTGCCAGTCGGTTTCAGAGTCTGCACCATGACGCTGTTGCATGTTGTGCTTCAGGCTTTCAACCTGGCGCATGACGCCAACATTTGCCGCCATCATAATTTCGTACATGGTGAGTTTGATTTCGACCGACATCACAGTCTCATTTCAGCGCGTTTGGAGGCTTCCACAGATTGCCATTCATGGAATCTCATACGGATGTATTCCATCTTGACCTTGAGGAGAGACGCCTTTTCACGCGCCTCTACCATCTTGGAGACAAACTCACGCCATTCGTCAGAAGCCTTTACTTGCATTTCCGCACGGCTCACAGGCATGTCGCCAAGGTTCAGCATCATGCGAGACAGAACAGCACTCTTGGTTTCTTCCAAGAGATTAGCTGCGGCATCTGCATCAACCCAAGACTTGGCAACAATTCTGTATTGTTCAGATAACGGGAGATTGTCAGTCATCATATGCCCCTATCAAAAAGGAATATCGTCCTCATCTACCTTTGGCAGAGGCTTCGATGTCTTCTGTGAGGCAGCAGCGCCGCCACCGTCCTTGCGCTTGAATGCAAGACTCATCCACGGCTGGCCGTTCTTATCCTTCTTCATCCAGCCATTGATCCAATACTCCACACCATCAATAGTGCACGAGCCTGTGCGATCTGGCTGATTCTCACGATCCTTCTTTGTGTTCACAAAAACAGAGCCGGTAAGATCACGGGGTTCATAGGCCATCATATTTCTCCTGAAGTTTGTCGATCTTGGTTTCAAGTTCTTCGATGAAGTTGAAAACATCTGTCTCCAAATCATCAATGAGAGTCTGGTCACGCTCAACGCGCTTCACCCATAGTTGCATTTTTTCCGGCACACGCGGATCGTAGCTGATGAAGTCGCACCACTGACGGCCTGTGCAAGCCATCTGCCACTGCATCTGCGTGTTGTATTTGCCGGGAACGCTTTCAGACAGGATCGTGTCAATGTGCGTAGCAGTGTTGGGACACTTGATCTCCACCAGCCCGTCATCGGCCACAAGCCCGTCAGGGGACGCCCCTGACATCAAAATGGTAGGGTGGGGAACGAAACCAACCCCCTCGACCAGAGACCCTGTTTCTGCTTCATAGGCAGCACGGGCCTTTGGCTCAGTTTCAGTTCCCCACACCATTGCGGCGTTCTGGTAGTTATCCCCCTGCCTACCAGTGAGACGCTCGCAAATCAGTTCAGCCATATAGTTGGCGCGGCTGGCGCTGTAGCCAGTCTTGGTCTTAGCAACCACATCAGCCACGCGGCTAGCGGTTACCTTGCCAAGACGGGCGGCAAACCAGTCTTCGGTACGTTGAAGATCGTTCATTTACGCACCTTTGTCTTAGAGCCTTTAGGGCGACCGGGACCGCGCTTCTTAGTCTTCTT